GTCGACGGTGGGTAAGTGTGGTGGAGAGGCATACAACCCCCGTATTGCTCATAAAGGGCGGTGCTAGCAAGCCTCAAGGCGCATATGCACGCCACGTATGCGGCCGGATGAGCTGAATGTCATCAGCGGCGGGATACGTGAAACGTGGAAACGCGTGAGGCCCACATGACCAGGGTATGTGTGGAGCGGGGGGGCGTTGCCACACCGCGCTACCCTCTGGCGGGCGGCACGGTGTCCCAGTCATTGACGTCGTGTGGTGGCGTAGGTGCTGGGAGGCGCGGCGTGAGCGGGGGCACGGCAAGCGGCGCGGGTCTAATCACACTGCACAAGACACTCCGGGTGTCCTTCTCTTCGTCACGTTTGGTGCGAAGGTTGCGGACATAATAATGGGAGCGTCTAAGGATGTGCCTTGGTGGGGTCGCTAACAAGAACGCACCACTCAGCCCAGAAAGGGCTGCTGATGCTAGTTGCGTTATCCCACGAGATGCGAACGACTTGAGCGGGTGCTTGAGCGTGCTCCACACCTCTTTGCCCAACTCTTTGACGCCTGTTGTAATTATCTCACCGAGTCCTTGTCTCTTGGCAGATGTGATATGGGACTCCATTGTGGCTGCTATAGCTTGAGGAGACCCTAACACTGCTTCTGACTTGAACAAATATTGTTGTTCAAGGTGAGGGATGAACTCGATGTTGACAACTACGTCATAGGTGAGCTGTTGTGGTGTGGCTTTGTTGAAGACTGCGAAGATGCATAGGCGGTTATCGAGCACGTCCGATGCGACATCTTTATAGCCTAGGGCAGTGAAGTGGGTGCCTACTGCACCCTTAGCTTCCTGTACCTCGACGTAAGATTGTGTTGTGAGTGGGAGCCAAAACATCTCCAGACCTTCCTCTGGGATGGTGGCTAGATCGATGGCTTTGATGTCGTCACTGTAGGACATGAGGTCAACAATGTCGGCGGGTGGTGGCGTGGCGGCGGAGGATGACGCTGCCGGAAGGCGGCCGCAATAGAGTTTTCCTTGTCTGTTCAACAGGGCAGTGACATTCCTGACACGAATGCCATAGGACGTGACTCTATATGCGGCGGCATAGGACTTTAGCGATGTGGCTTTTGGGTGGTTCACTCTAGTCCAAGTGATTGCTGATGTGTTGGTGGCGGAGGAAGCGAATGATATGAAGCCTTCCATGCTCGGATAGAACACGTAGGCTACACAGTCTGTCGTGCCCGTGCTTGGGACACACACTGACATCTCAAGATTCTCAAATTGCACTGTTGTGAGGTCAGTACCTTCACAGCATGATTCGGGGTAGTGTGTGCCGCCGTCAAACGGGTGAAACAGAGAGTTAACCCAACATTCTGAGTTCCGTTGTAGCTCAGCTGTGGTTGTATTCATTGGCTCTGCCCTCTTGCGAATTGCACCAGGCATTCTCTTGCGGCGGTGGACGTCCATTTCGGCTTTGTGCACCTGCTTGCCTAATTCCTTGACCTTGGTTTCAGCCTTTCTTGCTCGGGCTGTCTTCTTTGCTTTCGCGCTCATAGCGTTGTCCCAACTTAGATGGTGGTAAACTGCAATGATTACTTTCGTTCTGGTTCTACTTGTTAAAGTCGACTCACTCGGAGGCCGGGGTCGTGAAGCCCGTGGTTATCCTGACCATAACGCAGTTCATTAAGCGAACTGCGTTAGTTGTTCTCGATTCGAAATGTGCCACAACCATGGTACGAGGGAAGCATCGCTATCCTCCGTAGCCACAGTGGTGGTCTTGACAGTCTCCCGAAGGACCGTGAGGGTGGGGTGTGGGAAGTTGAAGACATTGGATTTGTTACTCTTGAACGTCTTCTTAAAGTCCTGGCCGAACGTCTTTTCGTCCTCTGTTGTTAACCCGTAACGCACCGTGAGCATGTCTAGTGTGTTCTTGTTGCCCTTGTGTTGTACCTCGCAGTGCATGCTGTGGACATTCTCTTCGGCACGCTTCTTGCCCTTCTTATCGCAGTTCTTCAGTATCTGGTTGAACCATGTGCGTAAGAATGGCACGTGGCCACAATCCCTCAGCCCACTCATACACACATCTCGCGTGTACTGTTCGGGGTGGAACTTGGCTACGCCTGCCACGGTGGCACTTGATTTCACCATGCGCCTGAAGATGTCAGGACCAAAGACTATGCCGCTGTCACATGGCCAAGGGTATTGGCTAAGGATGCTGAACGTGCCACAGTCGCCGTACTCCACTTCCATGGCGAAGCCACATGCCCGCAGACCTCCCATTCTAAACTCCATGTAGAGCGGGACATCGGCTAAACGCTTTGGGACGACATCAGCACCATCGTCACTGGAACGGAAGGATGTAACACCAATCTCAGTGACGGCGTACATGGACGTGAGGAACGGATCACCAACATTGTTGACCTTGACGTCGGCATAGTTCTTAGCTTCGACCTCGTTGATGATGGGGCGGCACTGTGACAAATCGTGGATCACTCTCTGGACATACTCTACCGGCGAAGAATCGGTGATTGTGAGGTTGGCCTCGTGTGCGAACATCGCCCTGATGCTTGCGCAGTGCCCTATGAGATCGCACAAGGACAGGTTGACCGTGTGGAAGATGCTGGTGAGGGGGCTGCCTGAATCAAGACCATGTGGGGTCCTGTACGAGTGATATTTGGTAGTGCCCACACACCAGCTGTGCGTGAGGAGGATACTGATGACCTCGTCTGGGGCGCCGAAGTCCTTGAGCATGTCGATGAATGCCAGCTTGTTCATTAGGGTGACACTTGCATCGGCCCTCTTGACGTCGGTCTTAGTCTCCAGAACCTTTCCGCGGCCCATTGACATCAAGCCCGCAGCGAACGCTTTGTCCCCGGCCTTCTGTGCAACCAATCTCTCGCAGCTCCTGGCCATCTTACTGTACAAGTTGAGTTTGACCCCTAGCTTGGGCTCCTGTACACCATGTCCCATCACCACGACATCTTGTGTCACGGCCACATTTCTCAGGCGGTGAGGAGGTATGTACTTCTGGTCGGTCATCTCGGAGACGATGTCACCGCCTATGGCCTTTATGAGTGCCTTGGCGTATTCATCACCCAACTCCTCAGAAGTCTTACCACTCGCGCTCTTCATGAAAGGGTGGTTCTTCATGCCGGCGTACACCATGAGGCTGAACTGTGTGATCCAAGGGCCGCAAATGGCTTGTTCGTGTGGTGTCCAGCCTTGGATCAACCGCGCTTGGCTTGTCTTCAGACTGTCATCGCCGGGCTTGCATTCGCTGGTCTCTAGTTTGACCATGGCATTGTTGATGGCTCTGCCAGCTGCATCATAGTCCACAAAGTCAGCGAGTGGGTGCACCTCTAGTTCGGTCTTAGCCCTGCGCAACGAGGCTTTCTTCTTGGCTGAGTAAGTGTTGGTTTCCAGGAAGTCCTCAAAGGTACAGGCTTCGATAGTCTCAGGGAGATTGAATATGAGTCGCATGAGCCACTTGCGCTTATAGAAGTGGCAAAGGGGGTGGACCGGCTTGATGGGGTCCTCGTTGGACATGTCGTAGCTAGCTGATTCTTTGGCAGAACATGGGTTCCAGGCAACGTGCGCAGGTTTGAGGACCAGGGCACGGCCACGGATCGCGCGGCGCTCAGTAACGACATTGACCTGTGGGGCAACCGCCATAGCACCTGGGATAGGCATTATAACGTGCATCTCGCCTGGGCGCACATCAGAGCCTTTGAGACCTTGACGCTTAGTCTGAGTGATTTTGGCCATCTCGTACACCGGTATGTCATCGTCCTTCGGGGACCCAAACGGGGTGCGCTCAACTGTCACGACTTCCTTCGTTTCGTACAACTTGTCTGCATCACAGACAGGCGACCTTGTTGAGTAGTACTTGGCGAGTGGTGTGTTGTGCTTGTTGAAGCGGGACTTCAGTATCGGATACACTTTGTACGCTATGGCGGCTATGCCGGCGGCCACGAGTCCAGCAGCGATCACGTGTCTGTGTGGGATGGTCTGATATCTCAGACCTGGTCTCTTGACTGGTTCGATGACCTTGGCGTCCACCATGAGTGGTGCTGTGAGCCCGAGCATGTGTCGAATAGTGGGTACATACAAATTGGGCTTGGTCCAAACAAGGTGCCATTTCTTCACATTCTTGCGAATATCGACCTTTCGTGAGACCGCTCGGTAACTTGTGTACACTCCTGGAACTATCACTCTCTTGGGCAAGTACCAAGCAGCGGCGGCCAGAGCCGTGACTCCAGCAATAAGCTTCGGGAATCCTGAGACTGTTGTTGTGCTCTTGTCGTACTCTGCGCTAAGGTATTCAGCGGTCCATTCGGCCACGGCAAGATCTCCCACACCAGACTTGTTAGTGCGTTGGTGCATAAACCATTTGGCGACGTCGACGTCCTTGCGTAGTGCATAAGGCTTGACCACCTGGTTCAGGTCTGTCGATCGGAAGTGTCCAACTGTGGGCGTGAGGAATTTGCATATGAAACTCTCAAACCAGTTCATGGAGTCCATGCGGGCGTCGCGGTTGTAGTGTTTGACAAACTTGGTGTGCGTTAGCCAGGGGAGATAGTACTCAAATGACTCTTCGCAAATCTCGTCGGGGTTAATATCACATTCATTGCCATTGCACCCAACAGGGCGCAACGGTAGGAGCTTTGGTGCCCATGACAGCTCATAGATGTCGACACCAGCGACGGTGCCGTCTATGACTTTCGCAGCGAGTGTGGTGTCACTGAGACAGATGCCACCTTCCCTAAGCCACACTGGGTCATCATGGATGTACATCCCTTCGCCAGTCTGGCACTCTACCACGGCCCCCATCTTAGAATAGGTAAGCTCGCCGCAATAGGTACCGGAGCGTCCGTAGAACTTGTGGACCACAGCATATCCGAATACGCCCCCACCAGGGGCCAACTTTTGCCCAAGCCTTAGTACGTCGACAGGATCGACATAGTAGATGCTATGGACAAAAGCGGCCTGGGTGGGATAGTATCCGCACATTTGCGGACAGTTGCACTCGTCGTTGATGAATTGTTCCATGGTGTGCGTGCATGATGTAACGCTCGTGGTCGCCCTGCTCATGTCAGCGGCATCGCAAATTGGATTTAGTGACCAGACGTTTGTTCTACCATACTTTAGGTGTCGGTTAGGCGCTCCGCCCACATCTAGGACGGTCCCTTTCAGGCGCTCGTGTATGACAAGTTCAGCAATTTCTCTGGCTAGATTGTTGATTCCGTGAGAGTGTGCTCTTGGGTGCTTGCCGAGGGTGATTTTCACGTTCGGGAAAACTCGAGTAAGGGGAGTCTTCGAGGTTGGAATAACGTTTGTAGTTATTTCGAATCGGGGCTTTCGCCCATGGGTGTGCTTTCCTAGCTCTTCAATGATTTTCATCTCAGAAGATTTTGGAACGCTTTGCCTTTCGGCGCTGGTGGCTTTCGCCTTTTGAGCCATTATTTAACGACG